CAATTTTTCTTCAGCTTCTTCTTCGAGTTCCAGTACTTCTTCCTCTTCCAGAATTTCTTCAAGTTCTATATTTTCAAATCCTAAAAGACTTAAATCAAATTCCTCGTTCTGCAACTTATTTATTTCATATTTTAAAGTTTCTAAATCAAAATCTGTATTCATTGTTAACTTATTATGTGCAATGGAGTATGCCACTTTTTGTTCTTCTGTTAAATGATTCAACCTTATTACTTCTATTTCTGTGTATCCTAAATCTTTTAACGCTAAAAACCTTCCATGACCTTCAATTATTATTCCTTTTTCATCTATTGCAATTGGGTCATTAAATCCAAACTTCTGAATGCTCTTTTTTATCTGTTCAATTTGCCATTCCGGATGTTCTTTGGCGTTATTTTCATACATTGTAATATCATTTATATTTACTTTCTCTATTCTCATGTTCTCTCCTGTTTTTGAAAAAAGAAAAAGCGAACCTATTGCGTATTGCTACGCAACAGATCCGCTTGGGATGCTCTGGATAAAGTTATCCAATATATTCTTTTATTTTTTATTTCTCTAATATTATACCACTTTTATATATATTTTTCAACATTTTAAAGTTATTCTATATATCCTTTTTCCTTAAAGAATATTAAAAGATTATACATATTTTCTATTGATTTTTTACCACATATTACATATTTAGTTGGTTCTGTAAAATTTTCTTGACCTTTCTTTCTCAAAATCAGATAACAAGGTTTTGAAGCAGCTCCAACTAATGCCCCTAATTTCCCGGCTACCATATACCCTGCCAAAATATTAACTGATTGATTACTATTATCAGGAATTATTAACTCTACATTATAATCTTTTATATCAAATAATTCATATTTTCTATGAATTGTCTCCATAAATCGACCATCATCATTGAATATTAGATATTTATACTTTCCGGTTTCTATTTCCCTGTAGTTATTAAAACCTATTCTTTCCAATTCTTCCCTGAACTTTTTTTCTTTTCTTCTCAAGCTCACATGAAATATTATTGTTGCTATCAAAAATGGTGGAAAAACAAAAAATATAATAGACATGAAATATGCAAAAAACAAAGCCAATTTAATACTGAAACTTCTCATAGTCATCAGACTTCAACTCCTTTTTAAATTTACTTTTTTAATTCACTTGGAAATAATTCCATTTGTTTGTTTTTATATTCTTTCTCTGCTTCTTTCAATTTTATTTCTTCATCAAAAGCTTTTTTAAAATTTTTTTTAAACTCTTCTTTATTATCCGAAAGAGCCATAACTCCTAATAATTTTGAAATATAATGATCTAATTGCGGAATTCCTATATCCGTTGTCAAAAATTGATGGTGTCTCTTTCTTCTTGACCAACTATTTTGATTTTGAACAATCGGATTTCTTTTTTCAATTTCTTTTATGACTTCTTCAGGAAATAAATCATATATATACATCTTAGTAAAAGTACCTACAAAACCAGGTCTTTTACTAGAATTTTCATCGTATTCCCATCCATATAGTCGAAAAATTTCCCTATAATATTTATTTGGAAACCTCTTTTGCCATTTCAGCAAATCCTCACTTATATATGCTTTTAATAATTCTTGAAGCTCTTGTGCTTGCCTATCATATTGATAACCAGTTGCTTCGTCAATTAATGCTGTTATGCCAACTTTTGCTAATGCCCTTATCAACAGAATTGATCTTTCATATAATTTCAATTGGCTTGTAGTTAAACTGTTATTGTTATAAGCTTCTATATATAATTCACAAATTAAAGGTATTATTTCAGCGTTGTATCCTTGTGCAACCTTACCGTTCGTATGATAATATTCGACAACTTCACTTTTTTCATACAATTCTTCAGTTACATATTTTAATAAATTTTTTGCTCCTACAACTGATGGCAACTTTTCTAATCTTTTTTCTCCTTTTCTAGGTCTATCAAACGATTTAAATAACCCAGTTTGTGATATTATTCTTTGCCCATTTTCTAAAACAGCACAAGGAATTTCTTTATTTAATATTTTCAGATACCCTCTGTGTGTAACTTTTAATATTTTTTTCATCCTCCACTCCTTTTGGTCATATGACTTTTAATTTTTATAGGACTATTATATCAGAAAGAAGGTGTTTTGTCAATCTTTTCGGTCCTATTTAAAAACCCTTATATTTTCGATGTTTGTTTGATTTTTGGGTCAAAAAAAAAGCTTTACGGTCCTATAAATAAAAAAGCTCCCTTTAATGGGAGTTTTTTTCCTTAGGATAACAATTCTATTTCGTCATAGTGGACAAACCAATGTATTTCATTCATTATAATAAATTGTGGAATCACAGTGGCTTTGACAGAAAAATTTATTCCATCATATTCATGTTTAACTTCGACAGTTTCACCAAAAACTTTGTGATTCTGCATGATTTTATGAATTAGTCCAGAATCAATTAAATTTTGTTGAACAATTTTAGGGTTTTTCTGAGTTAATCTCCCTAAAAATCCCGTTACATCATTACATTTTAACATATTTTACCTCCTTTCTTTTTTGAAAGAAATATGATAAAATATATTTAGGAGAATATAAATATCAATTTCCCTCTTTTAAAATTAATGGGGGGAGTTTTTTTATTTTTTAAGATCTGCTTTTAGCAAACTTATAACATATTCTTTAATTCCTATGCCTGATTCAGTTGCTTTTAATTTTACTTTTTTATGAAGTTCGGCTTCAACTTTAAAAGAAATATTTTTCATTGAATTCTTATTTTCCATAAAAATCACTCCTCCACTTTTAACATTTTAACACGTAAACGTGTTTTTGTCAATATGGACTTTATTTCCCGTTAATTTCTCAACTATTGTTCCAACATTCCTTTTCTTGCACCTTGGACATACAAAATCATAATTAAATCTGCCCCCTTCCAGTTCATATTCCATTTTCTTTTTCTTGCAGAATTTACATTTTAAAGCTTTTTTCACTAATTAATCCCCCTAATCTTTATTCTTAAAACTAAAGCATACCAGGACATGTACTGCTGTCATTATGTACAGTCCAAAGTATTTTACTACTGTAATTAAATCTTTTGCATTGTGAATTATATTTGTTGAAAAAAAGAAAATTATAATCACAAAAGCTAGAGATGTTATTTTTAATATTTTTATTATTTTATCTATCATTCTATTTCCTTTCTAAAATAAAAAGACCAGTTTTATTTGGTCTTTTTTAAAATTTTTATTTCTTGTTTTAAAATTTTATTTTCCTTAATGATTGTTTCCATCTTGTCTTCTATTTCTTTATTCTTATCTTTTATATTTACTGTAGCAAAAAATATCATTACACTAGCTAATATAACTGGTACTAAAAATAAAACTATTTTTTCACAACTAAATTCAAATCTGATCAAAAAAAATAGCCCGCTCATTGTTAAGAGTATTATAGCATTTATTATCATAATATTTTGTACTATATTATCTTTAATACTAGGAATTGTCAACACATTCATTCCTAAAATTGAAAAAATTGTTAAAAATATCCCCATCATTTCTAATATTCTTTTATCATGATTATTTATTTTCTTGTTGTTCTCATTCAACAATTTCCGTTGTTTTTTTATCTTTTTGTCGATTTTTCTTATTTTACCTACCATTTCAATATTCTCTTTATCAAGTTTTATTATCAAATTCAGATATACTTTCAAAATTTCTATTTGTCTATTTAATCCTAATCTATCATCTTCATTTAGTATTTCATTAAAACCATCCAAATCTTCTATATATTTCTCTGCCTCTTTTTTATTAATTGAATCTTTTTCTAAAATTTCCTTTTTTAAATCTAAAATAAAGCTTATATAGCCTGCATTATTACACATAATGTCCTCCTAAGCATAATATTGTATTGTATTATATTATACCCTAAGACCAAAAATATTCAACTGCCATTGTCCTGTTATTTTTTAATATCCTACACTTATTACTTTTAAAATAAAAATATATAGTCCATAAGCTATAAAAAATGCTGAACTTCCACTCACAATTATTCCAAACAAATCTTTATCTTTTGCCATTTCTATTGTTGTTTCAATTAACGACCATAAAAAGAAAATAACTATTGTTATTGGCAAAAGTAATACTAATAATAATGCTATATTCATTTCTATCTCCTTTATTTCCTTTTGTAAATAATATCTCCATTTACAGTCTTCACTTTTTCTATATTTCCTCCAACTTCAACATCTCCATTTACTGTCTCAACTTTATTGACATTCCCGGAAATTTTTACAGTTCCATTTGCTGTCTTTATTTTTTTCACATCACCTATAATTTCTATTTTGATTTCTTTATCCGGTAAATTGTTAAGATTACATATTGATTCCCCGTTAACCACAATATTATTGTTCCCACTAATAACAATATTATTTCCAAACATCCTCTTAGAATGTTCTACACCTTTCCCATTTATTTTTATATTCATTTTTTCTCCCTTCTTATCAGTCCATCATAATATCCTTCCTTTAAGCGTTTTCTAAATAGCTTAAAGTGATTTGGATATTTGTCAAGCAATTCATATACTAACTGTTCATTTAACCATACAGGTTGCAAATGATATTTTTCTATAAATTCTTTTTTTGGTATGTTATGTATTTCCATATGATGTTTTCTGCATAAAGTTAAAAATCTACTTTGCAATCCATCATCTAGCTCATAAGTTGTAGCTGTACTGGAGATATTATCATAATGTTCCAAGTCCACTATTTTTCCATTCTTAAAGTCATGCTTTTCTCCACATACGCAACATACCCTTTCTCTTAAGCATCTAATTACATACCTCTGAATGTCAGGCACTATCTTCCTTATATGTCTTTTTACTCCTGTATTTTTATCCTGGATATATAAATTTATATTGTTCTCAATTCCATGCTCTATTATGAACTGGATAAATTCAGTAGCCTGTTCCAGTGTCAACGGATTTTTTTTAAATGGACTTAAGCTGAACTCTCCAATCTCATATATACTGCTGAACATATCTTTTAAATAGTCTTTTGTATATCCTAAATCATACCACTCTATACCCTCGCTGAACTGTTTGAAAAGCACATATAACAGTTTCATCTGCTCCATTGTTATTGTATTCTGAGGAATGATTTTAATCGGATAGTTGTTTATTTCATCCTGCCATTCCGCAAGTTTTTTGACACTTTCGTTAGTCGGATATAGCAGCCTTATTTCACAGTTCAGTCTGTCTATTTCTACCGTTGCCATTTTTTTATTGCCTTTCTCACTTTTTTGAATCTGACTTTTTGAAAAAGGTGCTTATTTCCATCACAAAAATCAAATTCATTGTCAGTCAAATCCATACCTTCTTTAATCTTTCTTTTTATTAATTCAGCCCTTATTTCCTGTTCTTCTATCATAATTCCTCCTAAATAAAAATTCACAGCCTTTAATAACTGTGAATTTGTTTTTAGCTATGTAACCATCTTTCTAATTCTTTATAAAACATCAGTGTTAGTACTTCTACATCTATTCTTTCCATTGATAATTCTTCTTTTATTATTTCCTCTGTTACATCTCTTCCTCTGTTATCCGTTAATGTGTATTCCATGCATTTTGCTACACTTACAAAAACATCAGATATTTTGTCAAAAACTTCAAAATCATTTAGTATTTTTTTATACTTTTCCAATTCTTTTTCATCAGATATCATTATTAAGCCCCCTCTTTTTCTATATCCATATTTGCTTTTATTCCTAAACTTTCAAGCAGATTATGAATAAATAATCTCCCTTTCTGTGTCCATTTAGTATTTGCTACTGCTTTATTTCCATTTTCTCTTTTTATTGTAAATGTTTCACTTTTTGTATATCCTTTATTCATATGTTCTATATACAATATCCATTGCCCGCCAACTTTTCTTATTATTCTTTCTTCATTTAATATTTTATTTAATTCATAAGCACTTAATCCATAATCAGCTGCAATTTGTGTTGTAGCCATTGTATCTTCACTTGATAATATTGTGTCAACATATTCTTTAATAGGTTTATATTCCGCTATCAACTGTTTTTGTATCTGATTTTCTTCTAATAATAGCTCATTCTCTTTTTTGACTTTTCCAAATTCAATAAATGCTTCTCCCAGTTTTACAGGATTACTTATTATTTCTTCCCATAAGTTGTTAGTTATATACATTCCTGTCTTTCTTATCATTGGTAAAACTTCGCCTGTTACCCATTCTGTTATTTCTTCTGCTTCAGGTTTATCACTTTGAAATATACATTTATACAAATTGCTTTCATTTATAAAATTCATTTGTTGTTTTCCACCACTTGTAAGGGTGTCCACCAAAATGACACCCTTTGGATTTAATCTTGATTTTACTTGCCTAGGATTTTTTAATCCTAAAATTTCACATACATCATTCAAATTAAAGTAAGGTATTTCATTTATTACCTGTACCCTCACTTCTCCAAATTTTTCACTTTTAAATATTTGTAATTCATTCATATTTTATCCTCCTATTATACTTTTAAGCAGTAGCCTTTGCTATTTCATTCTTAAGAGTTTCTGACTGCACTATACTGTCTATTCTTTTTCCTGCCTTATAGTATTCTTCTTTGACTACATCTAAGAAATCATCAAAGGCACTTTCTAAATCGAATAACTTAATTCCTTTTTCTAGTGCTTCATCCCATATTTTTTGAAACACTCCACTGAATTTTTTCTGTGCTTCCTGTAACTCTTTGTTGTGAATGTCCAGTAATTCCTTTGCTACTTCAAATCCTAATTTTTCTTCAAATGTCATGTTTTTTCCTCCTGAAAATATTGATTTTTTGGAGTTTATACAGTATAATAAGGTTGGTTAGGTACTTATTGTACTGTATATCCCCTGAATCGTAATAGGTTTAGGGGATTTTTTTATTTCTTTCTTATCGTGATTTCTTTAGAAGTTTCGTTGTATTCAAACTCTACTTCTCTTTCTTCTGAAGTAACTCCCATTTTATCAAGTACACTTTTAGGTATTGATAATTTAGTAGTAATTCCACCAGAACCACTTTTTCCAAAAGAAATTTTTAGAATCCTTTTAGTCATGTTTCCTCCTATTACGTTACGTAATAATACTACCATACTTACGTAACGTTGTCAACATATTTTTTTAATTTTTATTATACTCTATAAACTCCTCAATATTTTCAGGTATCAGAGATTAATTCACAGTTATTAAATTGCCATTGTCCTTGTTGGTTTTATCCAAAAATTGTTTCTATCCTTTTTCTGAAATTTTGTTCTATTGCATTATTTATTTCCTTTTTCTGATTTTCCGTTATTTTTTCTTCTGTGCATATTTCCTTGTAAATCTCTTTCATATATCTGAAATCATATTCGAGCATTAACTCAATAAGAGTTTCTCCAATGCTTTTCAGATTCCCTTTTCTGTAACTTCCAAGATAATTATCTGTATCTCCACAGAAACCACATCTTTCAGGACTATATATGTCTTCCACTATGTATATATTCCCTGTGCAGCTTTCATATATTTGCATATTTCCTCCTTATTTTTTATTCATTCTATACAGTAGATAAAGGCTAAAAATCGTTACTACTGTCTGAAGAAATTTTGTATTTGTCAGTATTTCCATAAAACTCCCCCTTAAAGAAACTGTTTTAAATTTGGTGGGAAAAAATTCGGTCCTTTTGTTATTTTCCCATCTTCCCTATATATTGGTTTTCCATCTAATCCCAGTTTACTCATATTGCTTCTGTGAACTTCTTCAAAGGCTTGAATCAAAATCTTGTCAAAACCATTTTCCACTTCCCAATTAAATATTTTTCTAGTTCTTTCATCCTCTAAAAAAAATATTTTTGATGCAACTTTTTCAACATCTCCTCTGTTCTGTTCTAATAATGTTCCTATATGGATATAATACATGTCACATACAGCATCTAATTTTTCAACTATATCATTTTGTTTTTCTGCAACTTCATATTCTGTCTGTTCTTCCTTGAACATTTTCTCCCTTAATTTCATTCTATCAACAGTCATTTCCTTTTCTAGAAATTCCTGCTGTCCGAATGCTATATAAAATTCTTTTACCATTCCAACTAATTTATTCCAACGTTCCATTATTCTATTTCCTCCACTTCTATTTCCATTCTCGGATTTTTCTTATCACAACTGTCAACTATCAGTTGACTATTGACTAAATATTTAACACTGTCATCTACAATTATCCCCAGTTCCTTTAATGCATCGTTCATAAATTTTCCAATTACTGAAGCTACATTTTCGAGGTCACTTCCTGAGTTTTTGTAGAAATAACGGTATCGGACCTGATATTTACCTTTTATTTTTTCTTTGTTTTTTAAAAGTTTCAATCTTATTAGGTCATGATATTCATGCTTAATTTTATTTTTTACATGTTCGTTTTCATTTCTGTACCAGTTTAAGCTCATTAAAGTTATTTTATTCTTTCTAGTCTGCCAATAAACTGGTAATTCAAGTTTAATCATGCTCTTCACACTCTTTCAAAAACCAATCTAAGTATGTTTTTGCTTTCCTGTAGTCTTCAGTTCCATTTTTCTTTTCTGCCCGGATCAAATACTTCATTGTATTTCCTTTGCAGAATGCCTTAAATCCCTCTTGTCCTAGCACCGACTTAATGACTTCTATACTTTCAACATTTAAGCCTTCTAATTGATAGTGTTTTGGACTTTTAAATTCCTCTGAGTCCTTTTTTTCAACATTTTTCACTCTGAGAAATTCCTCTAATGTTTTTTCTATTTCTTCAGATGTCATGTCATCTGTGATTTCTACAAAATTTATTGCCATTATTCCTCCTATTTAAAATTTTCTTCTTTTTTGATTTCCTTGAATTTTGTTTCAGAAACCGTTTTGCTTCCTGAATGCAGTCCTTTAATCGCTCCCTTGTGCCTCTTAACAAATGCCCATATCTTTTCATAGTTATCTGACTTTATCTGATGCACTCCATCGTTCAAATCAACAATTTCCATAAAATAAACTCTTATCCTACTCATTACCCAGCTCCTTGAAACAAGCTAATCTGTTCAGCAATTATCCCTTGCTTTTTGCTATGTTTTTTCAATAATAACTGTCTGAATATCGCTTCAAGCACAGTAACAACTATTGAATTCCCTGCTTGCTTATAAAGTTGTGCATCCGATATACCGGCTGACTTTGCAGCATAGAAATCATTATCACTAAATCCCATTAGTCGCCAACATTCAAGTGGAGTTAGTTTTCTTATCCTGTAATCCTCGTTCTGTAAAATTTTAGGCTCAAGCCCACCACCTTGCATCGCGTTAAGACAAGGGCTTATCCCATCAGGACTGTATACCCTTCCTGTGTGTGGATTTCCACCAAAACTTTCTGTTTTCTTTAAATTCCCCAGTTGTATTATGAAATTGTCAGTCGCCCTGTACCCTGCTCTTGTTGTTATTGCAAATGCTATGTTGCAATCTTCTGATTTCTGAGGATTAAATTTTTCTCCTCTAATAAATCCGTTCCTGTTTGTCATATCTAAAAAACTCTTTAGATACTTTTCTGATAAATAATATTTTTCCGGAACATGTTCTTCCAGTAAGTCTTTCATTTTGATTTTTAGCTCTTGCTTTTTTGGAAAAATATAATGAATATTTTCAAGGCTACTAACAACAAAAACTCTTTCTCTGTTCTGTGGGATTCCGTAATCCTTGGCATTAAGCACTTCCCAGTTATTGTAATATCCTAGACTGCTCAGAAAGCTTAGCCACCGTTCAAAATCTTTGATAAATTTCTTTCCAACGAGATTTTTAACATTTTCCAGTAGCAAGTACTTTGGCAATGTTCCATTTTCCTTGGCTTTCAATAGTAGTCTTTCAACTTCCAAGAGTAATCCACTTCTTGTGCCTTTGCTTATTCCTTTTTTTTGCCCGGCAACACTCAAATCCTGGCATGGGAACGAGTATGTTAACAGGTCACAATAAGGCAATTCCTCAATTTTTAAAATATCTCCAAAGTTATGCACTTTTCCATGGATCGCTTCATATGACTTTATTGCAAACTTATCTATTTCAGATATTCCTATAACTTCATAATCTATCCCTAAGTTTCTTAATGCCATTGCTTGGCTTCCTACTCCTGCTCAGGCAAACAACTCTATCACTTTTATAGAATTGTTCATCAAACCACCACCCCTCTTTCTTCACGGATTATCATTAATTTTTTTCATTTTACTGTTTGATTCCTTGAAACAGACTTAATTGTTTTGTTTGTTTTTTTGGCAAAAAACTATTTCTTTTCTTTTCAAGTTCTGAATAATGCTTCCCCCACCATTCATTACTTTCCTTCTCTTTTTTAAAAAATTCATTTCTTTTTTTTAATTCATTGACTATATAGTCTTTAAAAATTTGCTTTTCAAGTTCAAAAATTTTTTTAAGTTCCTTTGGTTGTTTATAAAGCTCTTGTGCTTCTTTTTCTATTTCTCTTCTTTCTTTGACAAAAAGCATTTTATGATTATATTTTTTTTTGAAGTTTTCCTTGTTTTTTAAAAAAGGACACAAAAAATCATAAACTAAGTTAATATAATCAACCATTTCTGCTGGATAAGAATTTTTATCCACAATAGGAATATAATACAAACCCAGTGTCAATCTTTCAAAATCATCTCTTGAAATCCCTTCAAGTGTGTAAAACCAGTAAAATTGGGAATTATCAGAAATAAATTCTTTTTTTGTCAGTAATAATTCAATATTTTCATATGTTATTTCTTTTTTAAAAATGCCTCTTAAATCTTTAAAGTACTCTTCATAGATTTCTTCTAAAATTTTTGTAATTTCAGCATACATAAAAATATCTTCAGAGCGATAAACCATAAAGTTTGAATCAGAAAAAATACCATAATCATCAATGTGAAAATCTCTTATTCCTCCAGTTCTTAAATCTGGGATAACAAGTAATTGCATTTCTCCATAAAAATCATTGAATTTTATTCCGTATATTGTTATTACTTTAAAGATTTTTTTATTTGGGAATAAGTCTCCCCAACGTTTTTCTTCGTTTTCAACAGTTATGAAAATTTTTGAATTTACATCATTTATTTTGAATTTTTCAAGCTTTTTTATTATCTCTTTTTCCTTGCTATAAATAAATTCCTCTAATTTATCATATGCAGCTTTCTTTTTCTTCCTTTTGTGTGCAAGGATTTGCCTTTCAATTGCTTTTCTTATTTCTCTATCTTTTATCATTGTTATTCCTTATTAAAACTGCTCAACTGTTCTATTTTCTCTTTGTTGTTCAGCTTTTCCTGAATTAGTTTGTCTATTTCTCTATCAATTTCAATATTTCTGTCTTCCAGTTCAGTTATAATCTGATATTTAGTTTTCATATTTTATCCTCTCCTCTTTTCTACCATTCTTTGAGTTGGTAGATGAAATCCTAGATGAACTGTTCCAAGTTCTCCACTCCTGTTTTTTCTGACTATAAATTCAACTTCGGAATTAACAATATTTTTCTTTTCCTTGTCGTAATAGTCTTCCCTATGAAGAAAAGCTACAACGTTACTTGCCTGTTCTATTCCTCCTGAATCTCTCAAATCAGACAGTATAGGTCTTTTATCAGTTCTTGCTTCAACTCCTCTATTGAGCTGAGCTAGAATGATAATGCAAGTGTCCAGTTCTTTAGCTAAAAGCTTTAATCTATTCGACATATATTCAACTTCAAGGTTTTTGTTCTGATGTCCGTAAGACTGCATAAGAGTCAAGTAGTCTATTACGATTACATCAAATTTTTTTCTTTGATGTAATCTTCGGATCTGATTAACAATTCTCTTGAAGTCAGGATTTTCTACGTCTAAAATTTTTAAATTCATATCATTTAAATAGCTCATAGCCATATTAATTCTAGTTATTTCTTCATCACTTCCAGTTTTTCTTTCAACTTTTCTGTATTCAACCCCTGAATTTATTGCAGCAAGACGATTTATTATTTGTTTTCTGCTCATCTCGAGATTTATATACAGTGCTGGCTTTTCTTTTGCTACACGATACACAACATTTAACCCGAAAGCCGTCTTACCCATTGATGGTCTTGCCCCTACTGTTACAAGACTTCCTTTTTCAAGATTAAATATTTCGTTTATTTCTGAAAAAGGAAAATTAATAATATTTTCTTTTTTCCCAAGCTCCTGATACCACTCATTAATCAGGTCTTTTATGTCATATTCCCTGTTTTTGGAATCTCCTGAATTTTCAACTTTTTCAATCACTTTAAGAATTTTTTCAAGCTTTTTATCAAGATTTTCAGAACTCATTAAAATTTTTTCAGTTTCTTTAGTTAAAAAATTTTCTTTTGAAATACTGATAAGTTTTTGAACTGCCGTACTTATCACAACTATTTCATGATTATCAATCATATCTAGCAGACTATCTATTTCCCAGTTCAGTTCAGCTATATCAAAACTACCCTTTTCAAGAAATTTATCCGCCATTTCTTCATAAAGATTTCCCAAGTCTTTATCAGAAAAGTTTATTTTCTTAAGTCCTATATCCAAAGCTTCCTGCATTTCTTGAGGAAAAGTCAGAAGTCTTCCAATTATTTGATACTCTAAAGTTGAATTATCCGTTGTCGAATTCACTGAAATCATACTCCTTTGCTATCTGTTCTTCTGTTTTTAAACTAGGTGTTTCCTTTTTTTCAAGCTGTTCATAAGTCCCAGCTTGAATTTTGTAAATATTTTCTATATCAAAGAATTTTTTAAAGAAAAGACCAGGATTCCTATTTGCACTTGTTTTCAAATAGTCATTGTTAGTTATATAATTCAAGGCTGTAATAACTTTTTCTTTCCCAAAATGATTAACAGATTTAATCATTTGAGAAAATACTGACATTAAAATAATTTCGACTTGATTGGTCGGTTGGTTGGGTATTATTTTTTTAATCTCAGTTATCATTTCATCAGCTAGAGTTTTTTTATAATCAATATATTTATTATTTAATCTATCATCATCTATATCTTTATCTATCTCTTTCTCTTTCTCTAGGGTAACGTTTTTGTTACACTCTGTTACATCAGTGTTACATTGTAACGCTTTTTTATTCTCTCTATGTTTTCTAACCCTTGCAGCTGCTGAACTTTCACTTCCTGTCGACTCGATAACTTCTGGAAGTAAAAATTCATTTTCTGATAAAGTTTCTATAAGATTATTTTTTTCTAAATACATCAAAGTAATTTTTACATTTTCTGCATCTTCGTCTAATTCAAGAGCCATTTCCTCAGCAAAATTTTCTTCTACTCCCTCAAAAAATAATTTTCCATCGTTTTTCATTGCCAAGAGTTGCAATTTTAAATAAATAATTGTATATGTATCTCCACCAGCAATTTTTCTTAATTTTTTTATTACCCTCTTGTCAAAAAAATCCTCTTTTAATTTCAACCAAAAATATTTTTTTGCCATTTTATTCCCTCTTTTCTCTGTTTACTTGCTTTTAATATGCTAATATGTTATAATTAATACATAAATTAAATTATAAAACCCAATGATATCGGACTTTTGTCCGATTTTTTTATTTTCAAATCACCACCTTTTTAATTATCAAATTTAAAAATCATTTTAAAGAAATTGGCGGACAGTATCGGACTCGAACCGATAAAGCGTGTAAACGCTCACAGTTTAGCAAACTGCTGCCTTACCATTAGGCTAACTGTCCATAACAACTGGCACAAGTTAAAAAGAAATCAGAATCAAACAATAAAAATTTTATAGGAGTCTGTGCCAGCAAGTTTTA